CTCGTCGCAGAGGCTGGTACGCTTGCCGAGGCGATGAAGTCCGAGAAGAACGCTACCGAAGCACGCAAAGCTGCAGACGAGGCTCGCGCCGAGTTCGCCGCTGTTGTGTCGCCAAAGGCTCCTACCGCGAAGAGCGATAGCGATCGACTCCGCGCCATCGGTATGTCCGGTGGTTCTGAGACGTTCGAGTACCGCGACGTGACCAAGAGCAGCAACCTGGGCGATCCTGTTGCAGTGTTCCCACGTGTGAACGTGGTTGCAGGCCAGATCAACCCATTCATCAACCCAAACGTGGTTGATGTGATTCAGGTTGCGACCGGCAACGCGATCAAGTTCCCACGAGCCACGGCTCTTGGGACGGCGACCGCTCCTGGCGAGGCTGGGACGATCGTTGAGAGCGACCCAACGATGGGCACGCTCCAGCTCACACCTAGCGGCTACAAGATCCTCGTACAGGTCTCGGAAGAGCTTGTCGAAGATGCAGCCTTTGACATTGCAGCGTTCATTGCGGACGCCGCTGGTCAGGAAGTTGCAATCGCTCACGGAGCAGCCGCTGGTACCGCCGTCGTGTCGGCCGCAGGTTCAGGCGTAACAGGTGCGACTTTCGTGCCTACCTACGCAGAACTTGTGTCCCTTCAGTACGCGGTCAAGCAGCAGTACCGATCAGCTCCAAAGGCTGGTTTCTTGATGTCCGATGCGACCCTCGGAGCAGTCCTTGGAATCACATCGTCCTCAGTGCCGCTGTTCCAGCCAGGTGGTCAGGGTGGCGTTGATCGTCTCCTTGGGAAGCCTGTCTACACTGCGTCAGGGATCGCTGACATTGGCGACAATAACAAGCCAATCCTGTTCGGTGACCTTGGGCAGATCAAGACCGCACTCGTCGGTGGCATCCGCGTGGATGTAAGCCGCGAGTACGCGTGGAACCTCGGCCTTGTCTCGTACAAGGTTGAAGTTCGCGGCGCAACTGGGCTTGCCCAGGCTGATGCCGTCAAGTACTACGCCTGCAACTGATCTAATCAGTAGCAACGCATAGTTAGTGGTGAAGGGGAGTCGCTTCGGCGGCTCCCCTGAACCGCAAGTAAGGAGACCACATGCTTGTCAAACTCAGGAAGCGCCGAGGGGAGTATCCGACCGGTGCAATCGCTGACCTCCCACAAGAGGAGGCTGAGGGCTTGATCGCCTTCGGTCTGGCTGACCATGTGCAAGATGTCGACGCAGAGGCACCAACGCGCCACGTAGAGCGCGCCGCAGTAAAGACCAGCACCAAGACAGCCACCCTGCCTACACAGGCTGTTAGCGTGGCAGAGATCGTGGAGCCTGAGGCGTGAGCCTATCTGCCACCACGGTCACGATTACGACCAGCCCAACGCTGATTGCGACTGGCTTGGTTGGCGCATCGTGGCTCTACCTTCACGCTCCAGCCGGCGGCAACACGATCTTTGTCGGACCAAGCAATGTGACTACGGCAACAGGATATGAACTGCACAAAGGCGAGACCGCACAGTTCTGGCTTGCCGAGACTGACAAGCTCTACGGTATAGTCGCATCATCAACGCAATCGCTCATGACTATGCAATCTGGAGGTCGCTAAATGTCTTACGCAACTCTCGCGCAGTTCAAGGCGGCAGTCGGCATTACCGACAGCACGGATGACACGGCGCTTCAGAACGTACTCGATGCAACCGACACGCTGATCGACCTGTACTGCGACCGCAAGACCGGCTTCGGCACAGCGAGCGAGACGCGGTACTACACCGCTGAGGATTATCAGTACGTCTTGACCGACGATCTTGTCAGCGTCACCACGCTGCAGACCGACGATGACGCCAACGGAACCTACGAGACCACGTGGACCGCTGGCACCGACTTCGTACTCGCTCCGGTGAACTCCGCACTTGACGGCTTCCCATACACCGAGATTGACACGAGCGTCTCATGGCCGCGCAACTTCCCAAAGGATGTCTATCGCGGCGTCAAGGTGGTCGGCGTGTTCGGCTTCCCTAGCGTTCCAGCAGCCGTTGTGCAGTCTGAAATCATCCAAGCTGGAGCAGTCTGGTCATCGCGCACTTCGCCATTCGGCGTGATCGGATCGGCAGACCTCGGCGGCATCCTCCGTCAGGCACGCGCACTGCACCCAGAGGCTGCACTCATCCTTGAGCCGTATCGGAAGCGCAGCGGCTTGGCTCGATGAACGACCTGACGATCCTTGACGCACTCGCAGCTCGTCTGGAGGCAGTCACTGATCCTGCCGGATACACACTCCGCAAGGCATACGCCACGCCACCAGAGAACCTGCCAGTCGTGCCGTGTGCCGTCCTCTTCCCTGGCGACGATGCAATCACCGTCGGCAACGGTAATCGCAGCACCGTCCTGACGGTCGCCGTCCGCATCTACCTCCTGCCAATCCCTCGGATGGAGGACAAATACCGTGACCTCTACACGTGGCGCACGTGGCTACGGACGGCGTTTGATGGCGCCGTGACGATTAGTGGAAATGCCGTGCAGGTCGCAGTCACTGCGACTAGACTCGGCACAGATACCTATGCCGATCAGGATTATCTGACGGTTGAAGCAGATGCGGAAGTGACGGTCTTTGATACCGTGACCTTCACCGCGTAGAGCAAGGAGAACAGGACATGCCAAGCTACGGCGCAAAGGCTCTCACGCGAATCGCTACCGCGTCGCAGTCCGCGTTTGGAACTGCGGCCGCAATCGGCACCGCCACCGGCGAGATCCTCTTCACGGAGACCACAGGTGCGCTCGACCTCGGCGTGACCGTTGACCTCGGAGAGACCACCTCAGTTGGCAAGCGAACGGCAATCCAGGCAACACGACCAACAATCACCGGCAGGCAGCCTGTGTTGACAATCGCCGAGGGTCCTGCATCCATGCGAACCCTTCCACTGATTCTTGACGCAGTCGGCGCAGCCGTCACTGGCGCTGGTCCATACACATGGACGTGGTCGCCAACACAGGGCGACGTTGACACGCTCGTCTTCTACTCGTTCCTCGTTGAGGATGGCGTGCAGAAGTATCTCGTGCGCGACGCAGCTCCAACAGAGATCACCTTCTCGGCTGACGCGAACGGTCTGCTCCAGGCTGGCGCAACCTTCGCAGCAACGACTGCAGCAACATCCGCACTCGCCTTCCCAACGGCGCTCCCAGCGCAACCGATGCTCGCTGGCCGTCTGTTGAAGTTGAGCACCGACACAAACTTCCCAGACAAGGCAGGCAGTGGCGCGACCGACTACACGTCGATCACCGCGTTCAGCCTCACGATCTCAACTGGCGTGGGCATGATCACAGCGCTCGATGGCAGCCTGACCGCTGCAACGGCCGCGCTGACCGGCTCGCTGGATGCGACGCTCACCTTGACGGTGGCGAGCAACTCAGCCGCTGGAACGACCTTCCCAATCACGGACATTGCCACGCAGAAGTATCTGCGACTCTTCGGCACGACGTCCGACAGCTACGGCGTGTGGATTCTCGGCTCATGGGAGATCGAGAACATCGTTCCGCTCTCGTCGGATCAGGACGGTCTCATCGTCAATGAGGTCACCTGCCGACTGGCGTACGACACGACCTCAGGCAAGTCGCTTGAGATCGTCGTTGATTCACCACTGAGCGCAGCGCCGTAATAGCAGCGCCGTAGGGCGCACGTAGGAGGGCAAGATGGACGTCGTACTAATCACCCTAGAGGGTGAGTTCGCAGGCTGGCACGCAGAGCTTCGCAAGAACGTCTCAGCGCGCATCCTGCTCGATCTAGAGTCAGGCAACGCAGGCAGAGCGCTGCAGGCGTTCTCCAAGATGGTCCTCAGCCACAACTTCAAGGGGCTTGATGGCAATCCCTGCGACGATGTGCTGGACGCTCCGGTGGATGCACTGACGCAGACGATGGAGAAGTGGGGCAAAGGGAACCAAGCGGACCCCAAGTAAGGCTCGCTGCACGGCGCCTCGCAATCGGTCAATCGGTTGTGGTGCCACCAGAGATCATGTTCCACATTCTGGGTCAGAAGTTCGGCATGTGGCCAGATGAAGTGGCGAGCCTACCGCTAGATCAGGTGCTGCTCGCATGGACAATCCATACGGAAATGCAGCCGAAAGGGAAATGATGGCAAGTGGCGTCGTAATCGAGGGGAAGTTCGACAGGAACTACGATCAACTTCGGATCGGCTTCCTGAAGGGTTCCAATCCGAGCGCCTTCAAGCGCCTCATGACCTTCGCCACACTCAACGCAGCTCGCACGCTCCAGAAGCCGATCAAGGAGAAGGCTCCCAAGGGCGAGACTGGCAACCTGCAGAAGCAGATCAAGGCACGCAAGGCACGGTTCAACAACCCAGCCGCCGTGGTAGGAATCAAGGGTGGTCGCAACGGCGTCTTCTATGGCTGGCTGGTCGTGGGTGGAACTGGAAGCCGACGCACCACACGGAACGGCATCGTCGCCGTCAAGCCGGTCAAGGCTCGACCATTCGTTGACGATGTGGTGAAGCGCAAGACCAACATTGACCGAGCCGTAGAATCGTACTCAAAGACCATCTCGTCGTTCCTCAATGACGAGCCATTCCGAAATACCATCTTGAAGTTCAAGAGAGGGAATCAACGCTGATGGCTGGAAACCAGACCGCTAACTTCGTCGTAAAGGCAAAGGATGCCGCCACAGGTCCGCTGGGCAAGGTCGGCAGTTCAATGGGCAAACTGCGCCGCACGGCAGGCACTGCATTCAAGGCAATCGGTGCGGCCGCCATCGCAGCCGGAGCCGCACTCCTCGCCTTCGCATTCAATGCAGTCAAGGCTGCAGCCGATGATGAGAAGCAGACGATCCGACTCAACGCCGCACTCAAGGCGCGTGGCTTCCAGCTTGATCAACTTGCTCCAAAGATTGACGAGCAGATCAAGGCGATGCAGGTTCTCGGATTCACCGACGATCAGGTGCGTGATGGTCTA